TTTCTTTGCATACTCTTCGCGTAAGCATTTAATAAAGAACTGAAGGCTTGCTACTTTACCTTGAAGCATTATCGCTTCATCTGCGAGCCGTACGGCTTCACCTACGGCCTTTGTGATGGGGAGCCGTTTCAGAGCGGCGAACTTGCGTAGCCGCTCTTCATCGTGTGGGTCGGTGATGCGTATGTTCATTAGTCGCGTCTCAGTACAAGCTGGCCTTTAATAGTCGCACCGCTTGCGAAGGTATCGGCGGTTTTGATTTCGGGAACCATGTAGAGCGTGCGGCTTGTGCTTTGGCAAACATACGGCAAGTTAGGCGTCGCTTGAAGTGTGCAGACTCCAGAGGCGCCGTTTACCCAATCGGCTTCGGCTACATCGATATAGCCGACAAGTACATCAAATTGCGCGCTTGAGAATGCTTGTGCGGCGTTCTGTGATGCGGGTGTGATTGCGCTTCCAAAGAACCACAAACGGAGCGCGGGCTTTTGGAGCGTTCCTGAGCTTGTTTCCTTGAGGATTATGCGCTCGATCGTGCCTGAGAAGCCAAGAAAGCGCGCCGCGTCGATAGCGACCGCGCCTGAAGTGAGTATATCATTTGCCGCGTAAGCGTTGGTATCGAGCGTTCCGAAGTCGATAGCTTGAAGCGTGCGGTCTTGTCCTGTTTTACCTGTGTAGAATTCCATTTGTTATCCTGTTATGCGAAGTTTACTTTGAATCCTTCTTCCCATGGACGCATCCATGCTATTTGAATATAAGCGCTTGAGTTCGAGGGTGTAATATCTATACTTTGCTGATGATTGCCTTGTATTCTATATTCTACTTTGAATCCGCCTTTCTTATCGAATATATCATAATCCAAACTTGAGTTCCCGTCCTCTAAATAGCCAGGCACGGGCATCATTGCCGTTATAGTTAAGGATGGGTATCCTTTTGATTCGTATGTTACAAAAGGTACATATGTATCGGTGCTATCAACCGATAGAATGGTCAAGCGGTTTATATGATCTGCTATTGGTTCTGCACCTTGGAAAAGATGAACTGTTACAAGATACCATCCTGAGCGAGTTACGCGTATTATTGTCGGGTCTTCGCCATCTACATAGGCAAGTGAAGATGCTATGTCATACACCCCATATCCCGACCCATCGTATCCATCCCAATGAATATATGAGGATGAATTGCCATAAGGGAATGATATTACATGAGTCCACGGCAATATCTTATGCAATCCCCATATATCGTTCTGATTCTTGCTTGCGGTTGCATTTGCCGCACTATACGCAATCGCTCTCGCATGTGCTCCTGCTTGTGCAAGAGTTGCGATGTTTTGCGCTTCATTCGACTGCGGATCGAGTGAGGAATTATCTTCACTTTCGATAAGCGTCAAAGCCGTTGGCTTGCGACCGACATCGAAGGCTACTTGCTTGCGGCCTATGCCTGCGGGTCTTACGGGTTCATTAAATTTCATTATTCAGGCTCCGCGTCGATTCGTAGTGTAATATCGCACATCCCTTCATAGACTTTATGCGTGTGTTTAGTGATAACTGAAAGCGCTGTAGGAGCGCCGTAGATGCTCTCTAAGAGCGTATTATAGTCTGAGAGGTCTATCGTGCATCTTTGGCCTACATCGGTGGTCTTGACCGTTGTAAAGGTGCTTGTAAGGGTCGCCTCGGCTTGTTTTGGGCGTCCAAGGAAGTTCACCATGGCATACGCCATGTTCTGAGGCAAGCACGCCTTTTGCTGTTCGCTGATAATTTGAAGCGGTATATTTGAAGTTAGGGTATTGGTATATTCAAGAGCTACATCTTCACCACCAAAGAATACGGACATAAGCGGGTCTATGCGCTTTACGATAGGTTTTTGTTTTTCAAAGTCATTGTTTCCTGTGCTAAAATATAGCATAGTGCCTGAATTTACAGTACTTCTATGATAATATGGAATACCATAAATCCCCGAAGGCGTTCCATCTTCAAGAAAAGCTATTTCTTTTCCACCGTAAAACTTCCGATTTGTCAATAAAGGCACATTATGGAACATTATCTTTACATCCTTGCTATTATCACCGCTCGTGCCTTGCGATCCATATTCAAAGCTCTCGGTATCTTGTTCACCTTTGATACTTGTTACGGCTACATTCACTTGGTTAAGTGTTTCGCTAAACATCTTAATTTTAAGATTGCCATAAGTGTTATCTTCATCGAATGTCATTTGTGAAGTAAATGGATACGGATTGCTTGATACCATAGTTACGGTATAGGTATCGGGATTACCCGCCGTAAAGCTATAAGTAGAGCGCACGGTCTCTAAAGCGTTCTCCGATAGCATCCGATATACTTCATGAAAATTATTGAATTGAGCAAACATGAGAGGGTCTGCATGCGCTCCACTTAATAGAGTAGTTCCACCTTCTTGAGGCCCCCAAATTTCGGCAATATAGCTACGATATTCATGAGTTACCGAAGGAAAGTTAAATGTATGCAAAAACATATCGTGACCGACAAATGAGGCGCTTAGGTTTTGCACCTGAGAGCGCAAATAAGCGCTATACATTGCACCTATTTTAGTCTTGAGGCGTGCAAAAGTGGATATATACATGTAAAAATCGCCTGGAAGCTCATCTATTGCCCAAACCCCTGCAAATAACTTTTGACTATTATATTGGTCTTGGTTGTATTTACCCACATAAATTGACCTCATTTCCGTATTTTCTGCCTGTGATATATCAGCCGCATATTCCACTACATCTGAGTTACAGCGCAGCGCCATTTTCCATACATCTTCGGTAATTAGCTCTCCAATACATCTATGAATATCGAATATCTCAATAGCGAATGTTATCACATTATCGAGCGCGGTTATTTCGAGTTCATTCTCGGCGCTGTACTTTTGGCATCCGATAAAAGCGGTCTTATATCCGCTCCCGTCATTGTACTGAAGAACAAAAGTATTGAAGGCGTCGTATTGTACTACGCTATTCGGAAGTAATCCATTTAAGAATCTCGAGCCGTCTGCGTTCCGTGCATAGCGCTTTGCCGTAGTTCCGCGTAATAGCTCCTCTCTCAAGTCATCAAGCGCCGTAGTGCCCTGCAAAGCGGCTATATTGACATTGATTTTAAGCACTTGGCTAACAAGCCCCGCAGGGATCGAGCCGAGTTCAGTCTCTAAAGCCATATCTCGAAGCAAGAACTCAGGCGGAAGCGTAACATTCGTACTCGTTCCGCCTGTTATGTAGTTCACACTGCTTGGAATGATATACATACGCCATTGGATGCTATCCTCACTTGTCCAAGTGGTTACAAAGCGCTGATTTGATAAAGGCATTAGATGAGATCCTTGCGATAGCATGTGATAGTGAACTTTTCCAAACCCGAAGCCCATTGTTTTTCATTGCTGAAGTCGCATCGTGCGAATACGAACGGGATTAAAGCTGCGGTAAGAGGGAAGTTTGTCGAATCTCTCCACCTTTGCGGTAATTGCTTGTTATTCGTGCCAGGCGATGGCGCTACGATGCGAGTGTATTTCTTTTGCAGAACGGTCTGCAGTAAGAATTGTATATTATCCGTAGTTACCGTGCCTGGATCCCATGTACTGTTAGGGATGCAATCAACTTCGAGGCTCACTCGGATGCGGCGCTGACCTATCTCGGTTCCCGACATGCTCACTTCATTGGAACTTTCTACGGTATAGTTAGGTGATATACCAAATATAGGGAATTCCACTGCAGTATAGGTCGCATTTCCCGTTGAGAATCCCGGATCGTCGCATCCTTCAAACTTTACCCAATATCTCCACGCCATATTAACCTCTTCTTGCTATACGGCGCTTTTCGGAATCGATCATCGCCTTGATTGAGTTATTATCGGCTTTTAGCTCGCCGCTTATTGATACATGCGTATTACGGTTGATTTGCCTGCCAAGCCCGCGCGTCTCTTCGCGTAGCTTTCTCACCTCTTGAATAAGGTCACCATCTTGAGTAACTGCATAGCGAACTTGAGGCGCTTGGCTAACATAGTAGTCTCGTATGCTCATGCCGGGATTCGCGTTCATCCATGCGAGCTCTTCGCGGTTTGCCTTTGTGCTTGCTGCGGTTATCACCGATTCGCCTCGTGATAGCCATGCCGGTATCGAGTCGCTTGTTTCGGTTCCTGGACCTTCGAGAGATACGACCCCGTCTTTGAATCCCAGCGCGGCCTTTGCTTGACCGAGCAAGAGCTGAAGCGAAGCGGTCGCAAGCCCTGCGGCAATCGGTCCGAATACCGGACCGAGCGCGGTGATGGAGCTTCCTAATATACCGGCTACGAATGAAGGTATCATAGCTTGAACGGTATCAAATGCGACGCCTGCGGCTGCGTTCCCGAAGTCTCCGAGGGTCGCTTTACCGCTTTCGGCAAGCGCGGCAAATTGACCTGTTAGCGAAGTCATGGACTCGCCGATTATCTTACCTGTTTCACTGACATTGCCTTCAGCATCTTTGAACTGGTCGGTAACAAAACCTGTGATTGCGGCGCTTTGACTTCTTAAAAGTGATGCGACCGTCTTATCTTGCACTTCTTTTAAGCGATCTGTAAAAGTTATCTCGGTCGCTTCCATCGCGTCTTGCCTTGCTTTGTCAATATCTGCCATTTTAGCCGCGTAATCTTCGAATGATATTTCACGCTTCGCAAGGCTTGTCGTGAGGTCTTTCTCTTCGGCATCAAGCGCGCCGAGGCGCTCGGCTCTTATGGCTTCATTCGCTTCGCGTTCTTTTGCGATGCGCTCGGAGTTGAAGGCATCTAAGATATTAGTTTGCAAAGCCGTTGTAAGTTGAAAAGTTAGCGTGCTTTCTTCTTCAGCTTTTGCGATTGCCTTTGAGCTATCCGTTTGATAAGTTGCAAGCCTCGAAGTGAGGGTATTTATGCTCAATACATTTCGTTGTATTTGCGCGTCGAAGCTCTCAGCTGCTTCGATATTACCACTTGCGAGGGCTTCAGCTTTTGCGGCTTCGATTTCCGCGTTCTGAGATTTGATGAAGTCAAGATATTGGCTAATTTTAGCCGTATTCTCATCGAGTGCATCTTGTGAAGTTGCAAGCGCTTTGGGTATAAGAGCCTCGGTGTTCTTTTCGATATCCTTTACGGCAGTTTCAAATCCTTTTAGTTCTTCTTTGAAGTCGGGAAGTTTGAAGCTTGTCTTGATTTTTACCTCGAACTTATCCGCATCGGCTAACAACTTGCGAACATTCAAAAGAGCTTCATCTTTATCTTCACCTTTGCCAAGTTTTACGCCAAGTTGTAAGTTACCTTCGGCATCTCGAGTGGCTTTGAATGCTCTCGTAATTGTATCGGCTACGGATGAAGCCGTAGGCGCGGCGTTCGGATCTTGTGCTAATTTAAGTTGAATCTCTTCTTTATTAAGGCCTTCGGCTTCAAATTTCTTTATCTGCTCTTTGCGGTAAATCTCAACGCCGTCGATATAGGATTTATACAATTTAAGAGCGTTCTTATATTCTGATTCTGGCGGTGTGCCTGCAGCACCTTTCTTAGCGGCCGCCGTCTTAGCGGCCGCGCTTGCCTTTGCATCCGCATTTGCTTGCTCTTTTGCTGCTTTCTCGGCTGATTCCTTAACCTGCTGAGCCGCCGCATCGGTATTGGCTTGCTTTACTTTATCATTGAATCCTTTATTATACCCAGCTGCGACCTTTTCGCCGAATCCCGTAAAAGCATCAAGGGCTTTTTTAAGGTCAAAGCTACTTATCGCGGTGAAAAACTCACCGATTACGCCTTTAATAACCTTAAACGCCTCAGTTACGCCTCCGATAGTGCCTCGGATATTGCTAAAAGCCGTGCGAAGCGTATCAATAAAGCTCGTAGCACCTGAAGCAGCCGTTCCCGTGCCTTTAATGGATTCCGTGTTTTCATCATTTGTGGACATCCACCCCGCAATCGCGGATACGATGTTTGCAATCACTTGTATAGATGTCTGAATCGGTGTGATAAGGAACTCGACAAGCAATCCACCGAAGTCGGCTACTATTTTGCCGATTTCAGTAATTATCTCAGTTGCAGTTCCGAGCGCATCTTTGAACACTTGGATAATATCAATGCCTTGCTCCATATCACCACCTGAGCCGAATAAGCCTTTTACGGCATCGACAAGAGGTGCAAAGGCGGCTACGATAGCATCAAATACTGAATTAAAGATTTCACCTACGACAGTTACCGTACTTATGGCTATATTAAATGCGGGCACGATAGTACCGATAACGATACCACCGATAGCGGCAAGGATAGGCTTAACTACTGAGAATATATTCTCGAACACGGCTGAGAACGCCTCGCCAAATTGGTCAAATACAGGCCCGAGCGTATCGGTAAATATAGGAATCACAATCGAAGCTATCGAGTTAATCGCTCCAATAATCACCGCGCTTCCCTTTTCAAAAGCAAGTGATAAGTTACGACCAACGGCATCGAATGAAAGATACTGACCTACGGCATTTTGAGCGGCTTGCCCTGCTTCAGTTGCTTTCTTTGTAATTTCATCGGTTGGTATTGGAGCGCCGAATAATTTATTATACGCTTGTACTCCAATATCTTCGGCGGGCGTTCCGGCTACGGCTACTTGTAATTGAGATGCCATAGATTCGGAGATTTGTCCTGAATCAAATGCGGTCTTAATCGATTCGCCTGACTTGGCTAAGAATTCTTTAATCGTAATTTGCCCGCTCGATGCGAGCTGCTCTAAATTGCCAAGCGTATCACCAAGCGCTTTTGGTAGTTGGTCTTTAATATCCGTAAAAGCCTTTGCCGTATCGCCTGCTTTAAGCCTGATTTGCGCTTCTTTGATTGAGTCAGCAATCTTATCGGTATTGAATAACCCCTCTTGACCAGCCACCACCAAAGCGCCTGTAAACTCTTCGGCGCTGAAGCCCGCCTCGTCAAGTAATTGAGAGTATTCTGCGAGCGTATCAAGTACATCGTCCTGCGAAGTTTTGCCCTCTTTTGCAGCCAAAGCGATAAGGTTAAACGCTTGATCTCCATCAAGTCCAAACTGCTTGATAAACGGCGTTGACTTTGCAATGACTTCGTTAACATCTTTGTCGTACAAATTACCAAGCGCTTGAGCGCGTGCGGTAAATTCTCCGATTTGCTCGGTAGGGAGCGCGTCTTTGAGCACTACTTTTGCATTGCTTATGATCTTAGTCGCTTCGGCTACTGATTCACCTACGCCACCAAGAAACGCCTCGTCTGCTTCTTTCTTGAGAGCCTCGAATTCCGCGCCCGTCGCGCCCGTCTGAGCTTGCAAATCGCCTTGCGCCGATATCAAACCCCTTCCCGCATCTACGACCGAGCCAAAGCCATCCACGATAGCCCCTACCCCCGCTTGAACCCCTGCGGCTAAACCACCTCCGACAAGCCCTCCGATTAAACCACCTGAGAACGCATCGGTTAGGCCCGCTTGCAATCCGCCGAGGATACCACCCGCACCCTCAGCGGCTTCGCCGACCCCATCAAGTGAAGCCGCGAGCTTGTCGGCATCAGCCGCCGCGCCTGCAAAGTTGGTATCACCTACCTTGTCGAGCGCTTGCTCGGATTGCTTTGACTCGCCTTGTAATTGGTTAAGTTCGCTCGTGACTTTATTAAGCCCTGCGAATAACTCGGCGGCATCAAGCCCTAACTTAATTTTGATATCATCGGCCATGTATTCTGCGCTCCAATTTACGGCGTTCTTTGTGGTAAGTAATTAGATAGGCATAGGTCTTGATTACATCTACTCTCGGAGTATCGTAATATAGGCGCAAAAAAGCGGCGGTATCGCCGTTTGCCGCGCCTTTGAAAATCCAGTATTGCCCGCTCAGCTCGCCAAGATAATAAGCGCTCCCATCTCCATCCTCTTCTTCGTACTCGTCATCGTCGGGGTCATTAAAGGCTACAAGCTCTGCCAAGTAATACTCACATAATGCGGATTCTTCGGCATACTGTTTCACGAAAAAACTTGAGAGAGTCCAAGATACCGTCAAGGTCTTGACCTTGCCAAAACTCGGAATCTACTTCGCTTTGAATACCGGCTAATAGTTCGCCGTTGGTAACTTTGCTTGTATCAATGCACTCTTTTACGAATTCAAATATCTTCGGAATGGTAGTCGCATCGACATTGATAAGCTCAAATAGGTTCGAGCGAACTTTAAGATATGCAGTTTTTACAATTTCTTGGAATGCGAACTCTTGCATGATATCTTTAAAGGCATCTTGTCCTTTCGTGAGGTCTATCTTGCTTGCTAAGTTCTCATTTAAAAATACCTTCTCCATAATCTCTTGCTCGGCTGCGGCTTGCGCGCCTTTAGTCTGTGCCAATTCACTCAAAAGAGGGGTAACTTTGTCATAAAGTGCGGGCGTAAGTTTGGTATGCAAAGGCACTTCATGCGCGGTATCATTCAAATATAATTTCATGCTATCTCCTATTTAATAAAAGGGGCGGCGGTAAAGCCGCCCCGTGTGATTCTTAGACTTTTGTAAACCAAACTTCTTTGTATCCAATCTTCGCGGGGATTGTAACATTTGTTGCACCTGTTACGAGTGCGGTGCAGAATAGAGTAGATGATACTTGAACATCTACTTCATTATTCACTACATCGCCGGCTACCTTTGGCTTTGTGTACTTACCTGATTCTTGGTCAAAAGCGCCTGCATCTTGAGCCATTTTGCAAAGCATCAATACCACTTTGCGCTTATTTGATACTGTATCCACTCCACCATACACAATCTGCAAGAGTGTATCGCTTTGAGCAGTTCCTGAGTTGAATTTTGTTCCGTCTTCATATTCGCCTGTATCAGCCGTTGCAACTGATTGCGGTGCATAATCTTCAAGAAATGTAGTCAAGTCTGGATTGTCTTCATTCTGATCGATTGTGAATGTCGTGCGAGTCAAAGATGTTTTGATCTTACGATTCATTTGATATACAGGTGATGCTCCGACCTGCGCGGATGGCGTTGTAGCAAGTTCATTCGCTGTGAAGAACACGCTAAGGTTACTTCCACCTACTACCATGATGTTACCTCGTTCTGTTTTGTTTTAAGATATGAGAATGTGTTAATTAAGTATTGCCAATTTCGGTCCGATTTTTCGCGGGTGTATTCGCGAATCATCAGCTTTGCGTTCCGTTCTGTTTTATCAAGTATTTCTTGCCTACTTTTGCTATATCCATAATGGAATAGCACTATATCCGTATCACCTATCACCGTATCACGGCCTTCCATGTCTAAGACTTCATGGCATATTGACTTCCATTTGAGACCTGAAGCGCGTCGCTTGAGTCTCATACTTGAACCTGCATAGCGAGTGCGTGCATATCGGATAGAGCTGTCTATATCAGGATTAGTCCCTGCAATCGTTAGCATAGCCGCGTCTGCATCGCTATCGTTTAGTTCATCTATAAAGCCCCAAAAATCCTCGTGCGGACTGCAAAGCCTTTCATCGCTATCCATGTGCAGTATCCATTCACCAGTCGCGTATTCATCAAGTTTATTTCGGCAATATGAAAAGTCCATATAGTCTTCAGTGCCCGGAATCTCCCACGCTAAAACCACATGGTCGCTCGTTTTACCCACATAAGTGAATATAGGCTCTTTCAAGCGTGGATTCACCGTAATTTCAAGCGCTACAACTTCGATATTGTCTTCCGGCAAGCTCGCTCTCCAATCGGTTAGGCTTTCCCCTTCGGGAAAGATAACACATGCACTCACTCTCATTTATCACCTCTATAATAAACCACTCTAAAAGTCATGAAGTATATGCCTTTCGTTTCATCATCGTTGTAAGTTACCGCTTGCGCGTCAATGAAGTGAACGGGGGCGAAGTAAGTCCGCTCAAAATCACTCTCATATTCAGGCGGCTGAAAGTTTGTCAGTTTATTCTCAATCGCTTCGGCATAATCTGCAAGGTTTTCGCGAAGCACGGCCTTTCCTGCGGTCGAGTTCTTTTTTACTTGAACTCCGACAAGCAAATAGCAATCTATTTGCCCTTTATTGGCAAAAGCGCTATCATCTTCGAGTCCAATAACTTCGCGTGTATCGGAGCCGCCAAGTATGCCGACAAAAGGGAATTGATATGTATTCCATTTATCTATCATCACTTGGTCATATACCCTCACTCCGCTCATTGTGCGAAGCTGATCGGCTATTGATTGGAGCGCCGCTGATTCTCTTGCCATTGTTGTATTCCTTGGATTACCGCAGACCTCACTCCGTCTGCATATTTGTTATCTTGTCTGAATCTTTGCACGGCGGGCGCGAAGTAAGGACGCGCTGGTATTTGCACCCCGCCGACCCGTCGCACTTTTAGAGCTATATTCCGAAAGTATGCTACTCCCGTCTCGCGATAGCGTGCCCAAAAGTAGCCTTCCATCTTGCCTTTAGTGCGAATAAAACCGCCTGTTTCTTGAATCTTGGCGTATGGCAAATCTGAGCCGTATTCTATCTCAAATATACCACTACTTTCTTGCACTTTGTAAACATTTCCCTCACCACCGCGCGCAAAAGATCGGAATAACTTACCTGTGTTAATTGCGATCTTAGAACTTGTCGAAGGTGCGATGCGTTCCTTGAGTCCGCTCCGCTCCATTTGCGTGCCTATAAAGGCTTGCATCACAAAAGGGAAGCGTAAAAGCTGATCGTTTATAATCGGCTTTAATATGCCTTGCAGTTGAGCTACATCAAGCATATCACACCGTTGGTATTACGAATTGAGCAAAGTATTTATGCCAGTCAATATCGGTCTTGAGTGAGTTGGATACATTCTGACCCGCTCCACCAGTAGATATTGAGTTAAGCCCAAACCAATTACCGCCCTGAGGGCTTTGCTTATAGCACAAAGCGCTCATTTCCGCGATGCCTTGAAGGATTGTATATGGCATATTGGTATCACTATATCCAGTGCTTAGAGTCGCCTTAAATTGTCCGTTTGTTCTATCCCTAAATATGATATAATTCGCATAGGGTTCTGCATTCCATGCGAAGTTACCTGCATCATACGCGGCATAAGTTGCAAACTCATTCGCACGCCATTCGAGCGATGTAAGAGTCGTGCCTGCATTGTAAGGGATAAACTTCCAAGAGTGATTAGCTTCATGCCCTCTTTGCGCCTTTGAAGCAAAGAACTGATAATATACCGTCCCAGTACGAAGAGGCTGACCGCAATAGCCTTCAGCCTCATCGTATGAGATCTTTATCAGTTCATCAAACCAAGAGTAAAGCGCCGTATCTTCGGTAGTCGGGTCGCCGTTTACTTCCAAATTAAGAAAGGTCATGAGAGCCGCGAACGCCCTCGGATTTGCGCTTGTGTATGGCATGTTATTTACCTGTTTTCTTGGTTTCTACTTTAACTGGATCAGGCTTCGGCGCTCTTAGTGCCTTTGCCTTGCCGTCTTTGATGAGAGCCTCGGCAATATCTGCGGGGAGAGATGTCTCAAACCCCGCAGAAACGCCACGATAAGGCTCGATTAAAATTAATTCAACGAGCATTAGTACACCTTATTAGGTAGTTGATGTTTTGAGAACGCCGATCGCGCTTGGAGCAGGGAAGGCAAAAGCTACGCGCTCAACAACTTCGATACCTTTTTGATGAGTACCGCCCAAACCAGTAGCACCGAAGTACTCTTTGTATTCATTTACGGTGACATCTTCACGAATACCCATCACTGTGAATTGTGCAAAGTCGCAATACACTGCGGATGCCTTATTTGCGGCTGAAGATGGGAAGAGTGAATCAGGTACGACATGCATAGGACGGCCTGTCGGTGTGAAGTAGCTATTCCCTTGAAGTGCAGTCATGCCGATGGAAGGCACATCAAGTGGTCTGATTTGATCGAATACAGGGCGTGAGCCAGCTGTTTCTTTCATCAAGAATCCGAAGATACTTTGAGGTACTACGAATACGCCATTCGCAGCGACGCCTGAGTTAATACCAAGGCGCAAGTTCCACAGATCAGTCCATGAGATTTCACCGAATGTATCTTTTCCTGAAGAGTCGGACCCACCTTGGCGAACTACTGTAGTTCCGGACGCGTTCAAAAGTCCTGTGAAGTTAGGAGCTTGACCGTCTCCATTAAAGAACTGCTTATCTTCGGTCTCTGCAAGCGCGCGGCCTAAACCGTTCACTACATAATCCAAGAAAGCAGGGGTCGCGTCTTGTAATTGCTCTTCGGAGATGATAGCACCGGCTACGAGCTTGCGCGCTGTCATCGCTGTTGCTGTGAAGAAGTTCGCGGAATCGGTAACTGTGAGGCCTGAACCTTCAGCTACGACTGCACCTGTAAAAGCGCCGCTTGATACGAGGTTCTCAGTTTTGCCACGCATAGGGTAAATCTTCGCCAAAGCACGAGCATAACCGAACTGATCGGCAAAGCTCATGATCTCTTCAACCCAAAACTGAGGAACGGCCGCGCCGCCTTGCGCTGAAGTACCTGTATTAAAATTAGCGCGTGTGATGTACTTGTTATTTGCAGTGCGGGCAATCTCATCGGCCGCGCCTTCGAGGCCTTTGTGCTTTGCCAAGATGTAGTCAGCAACTACGCGAGCTTGATCGCGGCGTGCATCATGATCGGCTTTGATAGATACCAAACCTTTTGCAGGTGATGGTGTGTTTACTGGGTGCAATGTACGCAACTGATCTGCGACTTTGCGGTCTACAACTTCTTTAAGTTGGTCTTTTGTTACGATAATGTTTTCCATTAGGTCTTATCCTTAGATTAAATTGATTAAGTCTTCAGTTGTTACTTTCTTAGGCATGTTCAAAGTGATAGAACGGCCTGCTTCAACTCCGATAGCTTGCTTGATCTTCTTGTAACCGTTTTGAATCATGTCCATACCTTCGGCTATTTGCGCTTGTGTGGAAGCTGCAATCTTTTTGCCCACGCGAGTCTCAAGTCCTTTGAATGATGCCTCGACTTCCTCTTCAGAAACTACCTCAACTGGCGGTTCGGCGGCTGCGGGTTCGGGGGCTACTTCAGGCTCAACGGCTGGTGCTTCGCCTTTCAAAACTGCAAGCATAGGAGGAGCGCCTGCGGTAATGAACGCGTTTACGGATGCTTCGGCTTCTTCAGGTGAAAAACCGAGATTAATAACCTCATTAACGAACGCTTCCTTAATTGCAGGTAAGAGCTCGTCTTTGATCTTTGCTTCGATCTCAGGGGTAAGCATTCTCTTTTCCTTTTTGTATTTATTGATTGAATCTTGAATAAGTGTTTTAAGCGATTTCTTAATCAAGGCTTGGCGATTGGCCGGAACGCTAACCACGCTAAACTCGACAAGCTCTGACTTTGTATAAACTGTGACCTTCTTACCGTCGATTGTTTGCTCTTCATATTCGATTGGAATGATACCTACGGATACGGCCTTGACAAAACCTGCATTAATAAGCTTTGTAAGCTTCTTGCCCTCTTCAGTTACACATTCAACTTGAATAGTAGCTTCTAAGTTTTCGCCGTTCATTGCAAAGCCTAAGCAGCGACCGATAGGCCACTGATCCGAGTCATGCTGAGCAAGTACGATCGGGTTCGCAAGATACGCCGTGTAATCAATTCCGGAAGGTACTATGATAGTACCATATCGGTCAACTTCGGGAGTTGAGACTACGAAGGTAAAGATATCGTTCTCTTTCTCTTCGTATTCTTTCTCGCCTTTCTCATACTCGTACCCATCGCGGGTCTCAAGTACAAGTTCTCTTGTTATTAAATTCATATTAAATCCTCTATTTTTATTTACTCTTCAACTGGGAATAATTGGCATCTGCAGTTAATGGCATTCGAGGCGCTTAAACCGCGACCAAGCGGGCGGTCTGCAGTCTCAATTACGGTGATAGGATTGCCGTCTGCATCCTTTGCTTCAGTCTCTACCGTAAATAGCCCTTTACCATCTTGATACGAGCCGTCAAGTCTTGCATGTGAAGGTCTTACACGGCTATCGCGCTGCGTAAGCCACATCATCTTGAAACCAAGGTCTTTATAGACCGTATGCTGCATCGCGCTTGTAACATTCGCTGCGGTCGTATTCGCAATCGTGCGGGCTCGTGATGTTTTAAGCGTATCAAACTGTTTGGTAAGTATATCCAAAAGCTCATCTTTTGTCTTGCTTGAGTTCGCTATGAGCGTCTTTTGCACATCCTCTTTAATCACTCCGATAGACTCGCGTATCTTATCTGCACTCTCTGTCGTGATTGCTTGTATCTCTTGCCCAACCGCTCCGCTCAAATCTTCCGTTCCGAGTGAGAATTGAGTAAGTAGCTCTTGCTTGACTGTTTCGCACGCCTCAAAGATTGCCTCTTCAAAGTCCACAAGCTCATCAAGTGATACCGTAACATCGCTCATGCTAATTGCACCGCTTTCGATTTGCTCAAATACTTGATCCTGAATAGTCTCAATCATTTGCTCTACTATCGGAGTGATATTATTACTCGCGATTGTTGTAAGCCCGTCGTAGTTACGCCAAAACAAGTCCTTGCTATCGGCTGTTATGAGAGGCAATTTCGCGCGGTTCTGTATTCCGTGTGCCCTTTCGAGTTTTCGGGGCATCATGGGCACGGGGGCGGGGTTTGCGACCGATTGAAGCGGAGCGTATCCACCTGCAATGAGTGGTATATTGCCATCTTTAATCGGATCGTAACCACGCGCGGCGCGCGCTTCATTGATTGTCTTGAGTCCCCATTTAAGCTCGAACTCTTCTTTACGCATATCAGCATCGGGGTCAGCGTATTCGTATGGCTGCGCTTCAATTAAGATATCCTCTTCCCATCTACGGAAGTGTCTTGTGAATTCTTCAGCGATGTAAAGCGCTTCGGGGTCGATTGTGTTCTGCCTAAAGATTGCAAACTGAACCTCTGCAGTCGCACGGTTTTGGAAAGAGCCGTCGAGCATACCGGGAGGCACGCCAAAGACTTGTGCGATTTGAGCGCGTGTATCTTTGCTTACCGCTTCATAGCTAATTGATAGCTCGCCTTTTGGCGGTAATTGCAATTGCATACCGTTCCCAAGCAAAGCTCGGAGCTTATAGTCTGGGAGTTCTTCATTCCATTGTGCTTTGAGCTTGTACCAATCATCAGGATTCATTAGACTTGGATAGGTAGCTACGAGCGGTGGCACGGTATTATTCTCGAATAACCTTGCAAGATACGCGCTAACTTCGCGGTCAATAAAGGCATATTCAAGCGCTGCTGATACCAAGCCGACACCGAAGATATTCATACCGATTATCTCTTCAGGTCTTGCGCCCGGGTGAATTTTTGCAAGGTGAATAACCTCTTTCTCTGGTATCGCGATATTCCCCTCTTGAGCGGACTGATAGACATACCCTTCGATGAAGTTGTTATCGCCTTTGATAACTCGCATGCGGGTCGGATTAAGCACCCACATTTGAAGAGGCACTCGGTAGCCATTTGTCGGAGTCCAGATATACGCATTTCCATTGATGCTTAGCCAATTTTCAATATAGCTGAACACTTGCGAGCGGGTAAAATACGGATTAGGATTATTCAAGAGCTCATTTGCCCAGTGACCTCGGCCTAGCTCTTCGCGCTTCCAATTCTTCTCGGCATAGCTATCGAACTTCACACCGGTCAAAGCGTTCGCACGATGCTGCAAGCAAGCGAAGACCGTGCCTCGAAGCGAGGCCGCGAGTTCATTGCCGACTTGAGTCGCGCCGATATTACGGCTACCACCACTGCGGATATATGGCCTATCGTTTTTGCGCGGTGCAACAGCGGCCGCGATTCTATCTCGAAGTTGGTCAAGTAAACTCATACTAATATCTGCGGTGTTTTGCGAATAGCATTGAAGGCATAGCCCAATGCGTCAATAAAGTCATCATGCTTGTCTTGAGGAGTTCCGGTAAAGCTCAAGAGCTCCTCAGTGAATTCAGGGTCTAAGTGAGGAACATGATATACAAGCCCTTGCTCGTATCGTGCCTCAACGGGCTGGAATCGAATCACCTTATCGCGATCCGCTCGCACGCCGACTACATTCATTTTAGTATTTCGTTTCAGTTCTTGCACCATCCACGCTTGCGCTTGGTTTGATTCAACGGCTACGACGCGTGCTTGCCATCTCTCTTCGGCTGCCATGATGCGAGCTCCAATCTCGGCAAATTGTGCTCTAAAGTGCTGGGCTTCAACTACCACTACTTCGCCGTCTTGAGTCGTTCCTATCACTACGATCGCAGTATAGTCAGCGGTCTCTTTTTGTGATATTGCCAAATCCACTCCGATATAGTAAGCCGTGCATACTTTATCATTTGCAATGCGTAGCCAATCGCGTTTAATCTTAGCTGAACTTCTATCGACATATTCGGCTAGGAACTCTTGAGCGAATACGATGCTCGGTAAAAGCTCCTTTTGCCTATCCACTTCGCTCTCTTTGATTTGTCCACCATCGTATGTGGAAAAGTGGAAAGACTTCCAATCTTCGAGCGTATCGTGAAGCTGATCCAATTGCCAAAAGTGATTCTTACCTTTCGGCGTTGAGAAGAAATACGCATCGCCTTCATAGTCTGCGAGCATCGGAGATAGTACAAAGTTCCAATCGTCTTCAGCGTTTGGGCAATGCGCCCATTCATCACATATAATGCGGTGGAACTTGTTACCTCGAAGCCCGTCGGCTCGCCATATTCCTTGAAGATTCAATGTACTATTACCTAGTTTAATCTGTCCTTGCTTGTAAGTAGCACCAAGGGGCGCAAAGAAGTTTTGCGCTTCGGTTTCTCGGCCTGTGAGTTCTGTATATGACGGCGCTGTGTAGAGAACATACGCGCCATCCACTTCCAACATCTTCTCAAGGGCAAGAGCAAAAGCCAGATAAGACTTCCCAAAGCGACGCCCGCACCTAACAACATTAAAGCGCTTCCGATCGCGAAGTATTTCAAGCTGTTTCTCATGCGGGTAAATCTTGACTACTTTGTCCAATTTTAGCACCCCATTCTATAACCATTTTACCTTGTTCAACTGCTTGATTATTCAAGTGTCCAAGCAAGTCAAGTAATACCTTCATTGCTGCCATGTCTTCCTTCTCCAAGATCTTCTTATGAATCAGCATGTGAATCACTTCAGCCGCGACGGTCTCTTTCGTTTTACCGGGCTTGCTAAGCTCTTCAGCTGCCATCTTGGCAAGGTCTTTTACATACACCACCGAACCTTTAGGACGGCCCGCGCGGTTAATAAATTCAGGACGCTTGTCAAAGGTCGTAGACCTACCTTTCTTCAAGTTTTCGCTTTGTTCTTTTTTATCTTGTGGCATAAGATCCAATTCCTAAACCTAATCCAAATAATCCAAGAAGCCAAGCCCATTCCGTTTTAGTCTCAGTCTTCACGACGGGTAATTGTACCGTGATTATTGAGTCGGGTCTTGGCTTGAATACTACTGAGAAATAGCCCTTGCGATTAGCATAGGCAAAAGCCATATTAATCGTATCTTTTGTCGCGGTTATTACGCTATCGCTTTGAGCTACAAACGAAGTATCACCGCAAGGGATTTCCACGGGCTTGTCTACAAAATATGTCGTATCGCTCGTCTTTATCATTACGCTCTTTGTATGCACTGAATCTCGGATTGTAACAGGGCGCTCGATTACTTGCACTATCTTTACCGTGTCGCGATGGTGTGAAGCTCTTCGGCTCGCTAGCTCAAAACCGCCCGCAAAACCTGCAATAATTAGCAAGAATATCGCGATCACTAATCCTATGAGTTTATAGTCTCTTTGCATTATCTCTTTACCTTGCCATCTTCAATACGAATGTTCTGAAATTCGCCGTCTTCATGTATAAAAGCAAAACCATGATTAGACTGAGAGTATGGCATATAGCCTCTTTTGAGCTTCGAGAGCGTTCCAATTACATCCGCTCTTAGGAATACGCCTTCAAGTGTTTTCTTTTGTATAGTCTGCGTTCTATGCAAGTGCCCCATGCAAGTATTAGCAAGGGCTTTGTTCATAAGTGATACTGCAGGATTTGCGCCGCCGTTCACCTTGATTTCATGACCATGTGCAATCCATGTTCCATGACAAAACATGAGCTGATTAGAGTCCACAAATTTGACTCCCTTTGCATCAAGTTCTAAGAGTGATTGCCAAGTGATAAGGCCTGCGAACTGGTCCGCTTTCTCTTGCAAAAAAGCATCGAGCCTATCCTCATGATTGCCTACTTTGAAATAGATCTTTGACTTCGGAAAAGTCATGCGTAAATTGTCAATAAAGTTCCGCGCCATTTGCAATTCAGTTGTGAATTCAATGTCATCTTTTCGCTTTGCCCATCTTGACAATTTATGTGCATCTACCGTATCACCATTCAATACGATGTTATCTACTTTCAACTTGCGTAAATGCTGTATGCAAGCTCTTATCGCGTCAATATCATGGAAGCCCAAATGAACATCGCAAAGTATCGCAGTATTACCTTCAATTACGATATGCTCGCTTACTTCCTCTTTGCCGTCCTGCATCTCGATTAGCCACTCAGGCAAATCCTCGAAAGTATCCGTTTGCAATCGGTATCTTGTCAAGGCTTCGACTTCATCTTCAGTCAAGCGATACCTTGCATTGCCTTTGCCTTGGATTCTGTCTTCTAATTTATTCACTCTGCATCGAGCCTAAAATGATACTCGCCGCATCCTCTTCAGTGCCGTCGATTGGTGTCTCAGTATTCCAAAGATTGCCATTTTGGTCAATGAATTTCCAAAGCATGACGGGTTCGCCGTTTTCGTTTTGCGCGGGGGTTTGTTTTTGTAGTGTGATTTCCATTATGCTTCGCCCAAATCATAAATTTCTATATATGAACCTTTGCCTGCTCTTAACCCCGTTGTTGACGATGTGGCCTGTGCCCATCTGAATGTAAATGTAGTCGGCGCGGTATCCGAGCGCCACAAAACCGTCAAAGGGTCCGCATAAGGACCAAGCGCCCCCGCTAATGACAAGCTGATATTTCCGCCTGTTAATTCACTTGACCCGTCCAACAGAATCAATTGATTGCTGTTGTATCTTCGCATCGTACCGCCAAAGAAATTTCCTGAGCCTGAAACTTTTGGGGATACCGCCGCGCTTACATTTGTACGGTACCACAAAATATTGATAAAAATATAATAATTTCTAATCGTCCCGCCCGGGAATGTATATGTCAGATGGTCATCATTTTGCAAAGTCGTAGAACTCGTCACCGTTTCGTCTGCGGTCTTTCTTACTATGGCAATAGGAGCACCAAGCGCGCTCAAAGTCGTACCGCTTAAACTTAGCCCACTTCCGATTGTTATTTCTTCAGCATCACCGCTACCTGCCGTTGCACGGCCAAGCAAGCGATTAGTATCACTAACATCTTGGAGCTTCGCATAAGTCACCACGCCATTGTCAATAGTCCAAACCGTGCCCGAACTTGCTACGGTTATATCACCCTTGTCGCCATCGGATACACCACCGCCCGCCGTAACCCATGATAAGTTACTTGCGCCATCCGTACTCAACACTTGACCATTTGACCCGCCGCTAATCTTGAGACGGGTCGTAGTGGTGTTTATATCATTGCTATTATCTATCGTTTTGCTCGATAGAGTCGTAGGTAATTGACCGTTGTTTAGCTTTGTGGTAGCCATGTATTACTTCATGTAATCTGCAATAAGAACATCACCTGAAACAGGCGCAGTAGTCATTGTGATAGTATTCGTTGAGATAGTATAATCATTACCCGCTCCGCTCTTTTGTCGAACGCCGTTTAGGTATAACTTCAGCGTTCCGCTCGTAGGTGTGTTCGCCAAAGTGAAGGTAACATTCGAGCCGTTTATCGATCCACTCGGAGTCTCTTCAGTTACAAAGTTTGTAGTAGATAGCGTTCCGCTCGTATCTTGCGCGTAAGTTACCGCAGTCGAGCCGAGCGTTCCGCCTGAATTGCTTGTACAGAAATAACGATACTCACCTTGTGCGGATCCTTGATCTACATACACCAAAGTACCTACAAGCTCATCCCATAAATCCGAATCAGTCGCTCTCACCATCGCAGTCGAAGAGGTATCAAAAACATAGATACCATTCTGAGCGGGCGTGTTCTGATTGTGAACAAGCACACGGTCACCCGCGCTAAGCGAAATACCGTCGATTGTGGAAGTTCCGGGATTGCTAAGATCAAGATTCGCTGTTGTAGCTACTTTCACATTCCGATAGCGATACGCGCTCGGAAGCCCTGCAATGATTGTATCGATATATCCTTTATTTGCCGCATCACCTGAATCAGTCGGAGTAGCAAGCGTGGTAAGCTTGTTATTACCCATTGACTGATTACCCGTAAAGGCGACTGCGCCTGTTGCCTTGATAAATATAGTGCCCTCGGCAAGTTTATTTGTCGCAATATTTGCGCCGTCTGCAACTTTGCCATTCGTTATTGCTCCGTCGCGTATCTGGCGGCCTGCTATTGTAGTTTCAGCCATTGTATTATCCTAATTTATAATTTACTCTAATGTAATCACCAACCACGGGGCTCACATTCAAGATGATTGTCGTAGTGCCCGTTGTAGTGTAATCCACGCCGCTCGTCTGCGATACGCCATTAATGAATACTTGCACGCTTTCAGGGACAAAGTTTTGCGCAGTCGTAAAAGTCGCATTTGATCCATTAACCGCTCCGCTCGGAGTTTCACCTATGACAAAAGAGCCGCTCGCAGTCGTAACCGTAGCCCCGACTTGAACGGTGATATACTGCGGTATCGTCGTGATATCGACATCACCAGTCGAGGGCAAAATATCGATATTAACCGCCTCGCTCTTTGCCGTAATGATAACACTATCATTTGACAAGCTCATGCAGTCACCGTATCGATAAGCTCAACTTCACCACCAAGCCAATACTTAATCTCACCGCCTGACCATGCTATCTTAACATCATAGACTAAACCCTTTTGAGGAATCAAGCTTGCAGTCGAAGCCGCAGGTAAAGAGAGTGTATAAATGCCAGCCGTCGCGGGGTTATTGACCGCACTGGTGAAACTAAAAAGAGTCGTATTCGTGCTCTTAACTTTGCATTGTCCTGTTATGGTCGCGCCTGTAAGGTCGATTGCAGTGCCTGCTTGATCCTTGAGCTCTACAACAATCGAAAAGCTCTCACCTTTGTAAAGTGTTATATTGAATCTATCGCGTCTCATGGCTTATCCGTAAATAACTTGGCAATAAAAGATCCACCAACCGCGAGGCTCAAGAGCGTAATCGCAAGAGTCATGTTATCCCTCAAATAAGCAAAGCCGCACCCGGCTATACCGGCGGCGGCGAGAGCGCCCGCGACCCTGCGAATCTTCGCGGGTGTAGGCTCGTTCCAATACTTGAAGCCAAAATGATAACTCACTTGTTTAGGCCTGCAATAATTGTATAGATTTGATCAAGTCTTGAGTGAATCAAAGTAAACTGCTCTTTAATACTTTCCGCTTGCTCTTTCTCTTGCTTTTCAAGCATTTGAACCCTATGCTCGAGAGTGCTCGTATTAAATACATGCTTTGCGGTTTTCTCAATTACTTCGGCTATCTGCTTTGCATGTGATAGTCTTTCGCGGTTCATAAATCGAAAGAACATCACCACTATCGTAACCGTTGAAACTAAAGTAGCAAGAACATTGCGCAGTAATTCACTTAATATGTCCATCGTATGTATCGTATTAAAACAAGCGCCCTCCGAAGAGAGCGCCCGCGGAGTGAAGGCATGAGATTAGGAGTGCCTATGTCGGCATCGCTAAAATAGAGTTATGTCAAGGGACTTAGAAATTTTATTTTTAATAAACAACAAAATCCGTAATTCTAAAGTAATCAGTCGGGTTTATTACCCGCGTTCTACCCCAAACCCCATCCCCATCATGCTGAGAGCCTCGTAGCCCCGAGCTTGTGTTACCTTCAACTGTCGTACCGCGCCTGCCTTTCCACTTATCCACGATTCCCGCATGTCCGAAGGGCGTCGTTCCTCTTCGCCATACAATGATAGTGCCCGGTGGAAGATCCATGTTCTTAGCAATTACTTCAGTAGCCTTAATCGTTTTGTTGCGTGTAGCAAAATGACGCGCTAGCCCTGAACCTGTAAACGGAAGCCCCTTCACACCCGCCGAGTCTAAGCAAAAGTTAACGAATGATGCGCACCACTGAGCGCGCTTTGGCGAGCGTGTCGAACGCTGAAAGCGCTCAACCCAATAACCGCCGTTATTGCCAACTTCTTTAGTTCCTATAAAGCCCTTGGCTATTAGCAATACTTTAGGACTGAGCGAAGCAGAGCGCAGCGGTGATGATGTTAGCACCGAGATACAAAGCGTAAGCGATAGGGTTCTGACTAATAATTTCACGAGTATTGACCTCCTTGATTAAGTAAGAATCCACAAACCACGCCGCCCCAACTGCCAAAGCATACTTAGTCAAGCCGACTGCGAATGTGCTAAAACTCCCATCTCCTACTCCGAGAGTCGCACCAAGTGCAATAACACTAAGCGCGATAAGGGGGACAAAGGTCTTAAGTGTGTCCTTCATGTGATTTGATCCAATTAAATAGATACTAAAATAGTGCGAAGCCTCTCATTATATTGCTTCACATCTTTGACCTCATACTTTGCCGTATTCAGCCCGCTAATCTCTGGACGCGATGCCAGCTCCTTCAATTTACGCAAGTTATCCGCTTGCCATTCGGCATAGTTTGTCCTATCGTGGTCATCACTCCAGAACTTGCCGAAACGGCGCTTAAATCCAATCTTGATAACTCGTAGGTATAAATCGTCATCATCTGCAGACCAACCAAGATACTCATTAGAGTAGCCGTTTATCTTTCGATAGCTCGCTTTGTCAAACAGAGTCACACCGCCAAAGAAAGTCGGATAGGGAAGCTCGTACCCAAACTGCTCAACTGCATAAGCCAAGTGCGTAGGCATATCCGTATAGGAATAATCTACATCCTCAGCGTACATATCGACATCGTGAAAGCAGTAATAGTCTGCATATTGAGACTCTAAGAATCCGATGTTCTTCATCAAACCGGTATTAAATAGCTTGCCCTCCTCTTGCTCTACGACCGTGATACCAAAGTCAAGCCCTTGGTCAGTTAGCACCTTCCACAAGTGAGGCACTTGCTTCGATAGGTGCTCTTTGCGGTTCCGATAGGGAATGATTACCTCTAATCTCATTGAAGGTTCTCCAATATGTAGAACTCGGACTTCACCATCGCATCGTTAAGCGTCAAGTTCCTGAAGCGAAGCTCGAGCGCATATTTGCCCGTCATTTTATTGACGAGCTTCAGCTTCCACGCCTTCTCGGACTCAAAGAGGCGCGCTTCAAATAGCACGCCGTTCTTTGTTATCTCAGTTTTATAGCCGTTCTTACCGAGATCTTCCCATTCTAAAGTAGGCATTTCTTCGGGGTCATCAAAATGGTATAGCATCGGGTTCGACCTGCGGCGCGGGTTTGTTCTCAAAAATCTTCGAGAGCTTTATGGATGTGATATATCCGATCTTGCCCTCTTTGTTAGTGTATTCCTTACCACCGATAAAGCCCTCTGCAGTTACCTGCATCCCGACCTTAAAACCTCTTAGCATCTCGACCTTATCATTGATTGCCTCGAACTTGATGAAGTTCGGATACATCCCGCTCATCTCTTTGACCACGATCTCGGCCTTTGTGAACTTGTCGGAATACTTCACAGGCTCGCCCGCAAAACATACCTCGCCGCTAATCTCAATCTTTGCCATTCTCTTAACTCCTATTTGTAAAATAACCATGAAGCGCCGCGCTTTTGAGTATGCGGAAGCCTCGAATTAACTGCAATCTGTACTTCTCTATGTGTCTTGTAATCGTGCCCTGCAATTATACCGCCCGCCTTTACCTTCGGAAGCCAAGCATCAATATCAGCACATACGGAATCGGTATCGTGCGAACCGTCAATAAACACAAAGTCAAGGCTCGCATTCTTGAACTGCTTCGCCGCTTGAACTGAGGTTTTGCGTATCAGCGTAACTATATCCTTGACCGGATCGAGATTCTTTGTGCAAAGCTCAAAGAGGTATTCAGGATTATTCGCAAGCTCGGCTTCATGCCAAGATGATGCGGGGTCCAAGTGTTCTGCATTCCCTTTGAAGTGATCCACTAAGTTCAGTACGATCTTCTTGCCTGAGTTCTTAATCTCAACACCCGCAAAAGCTCCGCTCTTGCCTTTGAACGCTCCAATCTCAACAAAGATAGCCCCGTCTTCGGCTCTCGTTATGGCCTCGCGGTAAATATCCTCATAATCGCACCAGCCGTCAATCGTTTGGTAATAGTGATTCATTACCTTCAGCTCCTTAAATGTTATACAACAAAGTTATCACAAAAACAAGGCACTTTGAAAATCTTCAAAACTCTTCACTATCTTGTAGTTACATCCGCTTCGCTCGACCGTTGACTGCCACCACATCTGAGAGGCGCTTTGCCTACCTTTCTCGGCTTTGAATTCTAAGAAGGTTACGCCCGACCCGTCTGGATGGATATATGTCATGTCGGCCACGCCTGCCACCAAACCCATCACTTTCAGACTCGCGCCGTGCCTCGCATCGCGAGGGTTATTGTGATTCATGTAAAGCAAACCCCGCTCGTCGGGGCGGTTATTCCAATGCCAAGTGAAGCAGAGGGTTTGGAGCTGGTGTTCAGTCATTACTTACCTTCGCTAATAATTCGCTTATCTCTCTGCCTTTCAAGCCCTTAGATATAGCTATCGATTCAAGCTCTTGCATGTTCATCGCTTGCTTGATGCTATCAAGTTCTAACCGCGAAAAGGTCTTGCTATGCAGAACATAATCCTCAAAGGCTTCATACGCTTTAGGTACTATCTCTTTCACTATATTCGCCATAGCCTCAGCATACACCCTGATCTCCCATTGCGCATGATGGTCAAGCCGTAGTGCCAAAAAATTCATAAGGTTCCTTAAATCTACCTTCCAAAACCACTCGGTATAATGGCTAACAGGTAAAACAGTTCTTGCAAGTTCCCGCGCTACTCCCTTCTCTAAAAGTGCTCGGTATACTTCATACTGCGCTTCATTTGACTTGTGAATCAAATCCTGAATCTCTTGCGCTTGGTCCGTTGGGAATGGCTTGCTATTCCGACCTTGCTTGTTATCCTTTGATTGAGAGCTAATTTGTTCTAAAGGTGGGATGTACATCTCATCTTGCATCTCTGAATATCGGGCGCTAATCTCATTCACATTAGCCGCGCGGTGTCTGATCCACTGTCTAGCCACGAAAATGGGCAATTTCACATGAAACTTGAACTCGACCATCTCAAATGGCGTCAAATGATGATGCCTCATAAGATACCTAATAAGGCCGCGATCTTCATGCAGTTGCTTAGTGCCTTTACCATACGACACCCGCGCGGCTTGCACTATCGAAGAGTCATCACCCATGACATCTACTAAGCGGACAAACCCGTCTAAACATGGCGTAAACTCCATCACTCATCTCCTAATAAATACGCTAACATTAAATCGCACTTCTTTTCCCAGTGTCTCATACCGATTAGCCACATCATGAAGAGCACGCGAGCCGTATCGTAGCTTACGCCGTGCTCCATGACTATGTCATCGAGAAAGTCTTGAGATAAGCGGCGATAGTTCAAATCAAATGCCTTGTCTTGTCTTTATGAACAAATAACCAACCTTTTGCATATCCCATCGCATCGCGATAGGCTTCGGCTTCGCTTCGCAATTTACATAAACTTTGCAGAACATAAAGAGGGTGCAATTTATTTGCCTTGGTTAATGCTATCCAATCCGGAAGCCCGCCTATCTTTGCCATCGCACGAGCCTCGTGAGGCTGCAATATAGCAAGTTCTTCAAGAACTTCGCGCTCTGTTTTCGGAATCACCACACCGCAATACTCACACGCCCGCGCGCTCGCATATAGGAATGCATCACACTCAGGACAATTCTTATACACTGCGACGCCATCCCGTGGCTTCTTAGGTGGCTTTGTCCAGTCCCTCTCTTCATCCCACATGCCAAAGCGGTAAAGGTTATTCCCGAAGTCGAGCACTCGGAATGAAGTCTTGCCCTCGCATGTTCGCGAACCGCGTCCGACCATTTGCAGGAATAAGGGCAAGGACTTGGTCGCGCGATACAAAATCACAGTCTCAATACTCGGCTCATCAAAGCCCGTGGTAAAAAGCCCTACATTGATTAAAATTGCGCCAGCCGTCTCTTTGTACCACTTGAGAGCGTTTCGCCTCTCCTGAAGCCCAGCAGACCCGTTTATCGCGATTGCGGGAAGCCCCACACTTGTGAATTCTTGCAGTACCTCCTCCGCGCTGGCTAAATTAGGTGCGAATACAATCGACTTGGTATCATTTGCCCATCGCTTGTAGTTGGTCACCACGCCCTTGTAAATTTGCGAACGGCTGTACATATCCGCAAGCGAGTCAGCATCATAGTCACCGCCTTTGGTTTTCACTTGACTAAGGTCTATCGGAACCGAATAATACGAGGGCTTCGCAAGATAGCCCTCATGTATCAAGTAAGGTATTGTCGAAGCCTCGACCATAGCCGTATAGACATCGCGCATAGTAGTTCCCTTCCCCTCTCTCCAAGGGGTAGCCGTCGCTCCAAGCACAAGAGCAGACTCAGGCAAATAGGGAAGTAGCTTGTCAAATGTTCGCTTATGACACTCATCAAAGATGAATAAATCCACGCTCTCAAGTAGAATTCTGTAGCCCGCCTGATCTCTTCGGCGATAGATAGTCTCGATCATGGCTACGAAGATACGCTGGCTTGAGTTAATTCGCGAGGTCTCTGCGGTGATGAGTTCCGGAACTATTGCGAGGTTATTGAGCGCCCCGCCCGCTTGCCAAAGTAGCTCGCCTCGGTCGGTGATAATCATGACGCGCTTGCCCTTTTGCATAGCACCTTGAGCGATTGCCGAGAACATCACCGTCTTGCCCGCTCCGGTCGGAGCGCAAAGTATCACTCGCTTATGGCCTTGAGCGAAGGCAGCTCGTAGCTTATCGATTGCATTCTGCTGATATGGTCGTAAATTCATAGGGTAGAGGGTAGTAAGTACGGTAGAGGGTAAAAAAAAGAACCTTCTACCGCGTAAGTTGTTTAAAAATCAAGGGTTTGAAGCGAAAGGTAGTAAGATAAATAAAATATATATACTTTATATATATACACATGCACACACACACACACACACACACACACACACCTATATATACACGGGGGCTATTTTTACCGCTTACTACTACCCCCCTGCCTCGATTATTGCGAAAAATCGCCATAAGGGGCAAATTGCTTGCGAACCTTGACACGGTAAACAGTGCGAGGGAATGAGTTGAATTTCTTCTTTTTGCGTTCGAACCCTGCTTTATTGAGTGCAATCCCGAGTCGATTCTCGGCAAATTTAACTTCAAGATGCTTTAGGATGGTATCGCGAACCTCGGTCGCGGTCATCCAAGTGCCTTCGGTTCCGCTTGGAAGTTCGAATACGATATCGAGTGCTTCGGCTGCGGTATCGACTTGTTCATTATCTTGCGTTGACATTGAAAGCTGAGCGATCTCGCCTTTATTGAGTTGCCAAGAGCTATCGCCTTCGGTTTTCCAGATGTGATAAGCTTCCATGAGCAAATCGATCTTATCTACCTCGCGATACGCCCCGAAGTCAATGCTAACTAAGTTAATTGGAATAATACGGCGGTTCCCAGTCGGGTCGTTAATCACTTCATTCTCATTTGAGGTACCGCAGAGCACGGCATAGCGTCTGTAGTCTTCAAATTTGCGCCCGTAGGGCTGTCTGAGGTTAAAGAATTGCGTTGAGGCGTATTGCTTGAGTAGTTTGTACTCGTTTTTAGATTTGCCGGAGAACTCATCATCGCATAGTATAAGTTTTCTGCACATTAGGATTTCATCATCTTTGCCTCGGTCGAGTTTGGACTCGCCGTAATAGTCTCGAAGCTCTGAAGGTAGTAGCCATCTAAAGAAGTTTGTTTTGCCGAGGCCTTGTTCACCGCACATAACTAGAATAAGAAGTGAGTAAGTGCCGTGCATGGAAGCGATGAGGCTAATAATCCACTTTCGAATGAAGATACGGGTAATCATGGGGCCGAAGTCGACTATTTCGCCGTTATCATTTACGATATGGCGTGCGGTTACGGTTGCGATGAGTTGGTCAATGGTTCCATGCTTCACCTCGCGGTCTTGATAGCGTTCAAAGAAGTCAAGGAACGGGTTATAGGTGCGAGTGTTATCGTTATGAATGAGCGAATCGACATGCGATTGTGTGCATTTCGTACCGAGCGCTGTTGCAATTTCGGACCAGATGGTATTGAGATTGCTTGTAGTCATCGGCTTGCCTTTGTACTCGATTTCTTGAGTTACTTCATTCTTTTTGATATCGTAGGCTTCGAGTGCGGCTTTGATGAGAGGGATAACATTTTCTTCGCGGTTTGCTTTGTAGTTTTCTTTAGGGTTTTTAAGAACTTGCTCAACTATTTCGCGTGTAAATTCACTTGATATGCCTTCTTGTTCTGCTAGCTTAACAATGCTTTCTGTTATGTCTTTATCGGTACCTTTGTTAACTGATCGCCGAGCATAAGTCATTCCTGTTACTTTTCGAGTCTCTTCGGTTTGGAACTGAATACCGTGCTCTTTACACTTAAAGAATAGCGTCGCGATACCTACGCTACCGTCGTTTGTTTTCAAGAAGTTATCATACTTTGCATCGGTATTTTGCGCGTTGTATTCGGGATGCATCTCACTTATAGCGTGGAAGTAATCGCGGCCCGCTTCGCCGTAATGATCAGCCAAAGCGAAGCCGATTTGAATCCAATCGTGATACGATTCAGTAAGATCTATGCGACGGCTCCGGATCTGGCTAATAATAAACTCCATATCTTTTGAAGTATGCGCATGGATTACTCTTGTACTGATTTGCGCCTCTTTTTTGAGGTACTTTTTGAATACGGGTGTATCTTTCGGGTTCTTATGTAAAAATGGGTCGAATGATACAAAGCGGAGGCGCGTCACATCTTTACATGCTTTATCGGCTATGAGTTCATAGGTATCGGCAAGATACTTTTCAAGCGCGAGGTATGCTTCGAGGTGTTTTGCGGGTTCGATCCTGAAGTAGATCGCATATCCGAGGCCTCCGAGTGATTGGTGGAAGGCATAGACAAAGGGATCGCTCATAAGGCCTCGAACTTTGTCATTAAGGCTATCGTTATCCTTATCATCTACATCAATGCAGATTAGCCCGCTGTGGTTCTTTAGGCCGGCTTGCCCGCGCCCTGTGAACTCACCGCTTGGAGTTACTGCGGTGATCTTCCGCTTTGCGGCTTTGCGCTCTTCGGGGTCTTGAATAGCTCTGTAGGTTATCACCTCATCTTGCCAGTGGCCATTTTTGATAAGGTATAGGTACTCGTTAAATTCTATAAGCTCTTGCGGGCGCGTGGCCTCTGCATTTGCGAATAGTGTGATTACATTACTCATGCTTACTCTCTTTGATTAGGTTGCGGTAAAGTATTCGGAACTCCGGGTCTATGATTGCGCGGTCTTCGACAGCGCGGGCGGCTAAAATAGGTGTTTTGTGATTGCAACTGAAGATAAAACTGCAGTCTTGTTTTGTGAATCCGTTATGCATATAGCAGAGGGTAATCGCGAGGTATCTCGGGAATCCTTGCTCTTGAAATATCGTACGGGGGTCGAGGCCATAAGCGCGGGCTGTGAGTTCAGCCACGCGCTCGGCTATGTCGTGCATTTGGGCATTAGTGAGGCGCTTAATCTTACCGCGTGGCTTCTTTGGCCTATTGCCGAAGAGTATTTCTCGCTCGATCTTTAATTGCTGCGAAAGAGGGAGCGTAGCAAGCGGCGAGCGGTTTGTATCAGCCGCGAGGTCATTAATATGACCGATAGCATGAAGGCGCATATCTTATGCCCGATATTATTGAAAGATTCGGCTAGTTCGTCAAGGCTTTGGCGGTCGAAGTTGTTCATGGCATTTCTATCTCGTTAAGTGCGATGTAATGCGGTTCGATGTCGTATATTGAGTCTATGCTTATTTTGCTTGGCATAGGTCTTGTGCAGTAAAGATAAATCTCTTGATTCACTTCGCTTCGTTTTATGTATCCTAATTCATATTGCGGGCCGTCTTCAAGATCGATTCGCAAAAGTATCATACCTTCAGGCCATTCGCCGTATTCGAGTTTAGTCCATTTCATGCCTTTAGCCTCCCTCTTCTAAAGTAGATTGGCGTTTTATCTCTTCGGTATCCTGTGCTATCGGCTCTTTCATATAGCCATTGGTCGAGTGCCCCGAAGATATGCTGATACTTGCCATAGACATCCACTACTTCCATGATAGTATGCAAGTGATGGGATAGGGTCGAGCGCTCCATGCCAAGATAGTGAGCTACTTGGAAGCTCGTTAGGTTAAGATAAGTAATTGCAAAGAATACGAATACTTTTTTAGCATATACGATTTCTTGATACCGTACTTTCATGCGGATAGTTGGGTACGGGAGTCGCATCACTTTTATAACCTCTTTCTCTAATGATTCGAGTAAAGCGACGGGATCATTGAAGTCGAGATAATACGAGCGGTTAAGGTAGTGGCCTGAGCGCTTGCTTTTATCCGGCTTTGTCATATCGATACGGGTTCGGCTATCTCGCTTTACTTCCATCTCTTTCGCGATTCGCATGCGCTCTTCGCGAAGCTGTTCGGATAGTGATTTGCCCGGCTCGAAGGCTGTGCGATCGAGAGTGTAGTTAAGTTCGGTAAGTGTTTCATTGTCTTGATTCATGAGAAAATCTTCTCTTGTACTTTGTCTTTGAATCTTTTGCTAGCTTCTTTTAAATTAATAATCGCTTGCTTAAAGTAACTATCTTTTAATTCTATTCCGATAGCTTTGCGACCGAGTGAAACAGGACTATACACTTCAGATCCTACTCCCATGAATGGAGTAAGTACGACCTCTTTTGGATTAGAATAAAGTTCTACTATTCTATCGATTACATCAAGTTGTAAGGGGTGTACATGTTTCTCGTCATCTTCCTCTTTTGAATCACGGAACGGCAAAACATTATCTATACGAATATCATCCCAAACAGAACTAGCGTATCTTTGCCATGTGAGGTGAGAAAGTTTATTTCCTGACGGATCGCCGTCGTAATCTTTCCACTTTTTTACAAAATCTTTGTAGTTACCGTATGTTTCTTTATGAGCTTCTAAAAATGGAGTTTCTCCAAAGTATTCAGTAAGTCCGCATGGATGTGTAACTGGTACTTGATTATCGCCTGCTTTTGTAAATATCAATACATAATCAGGCATTGCAGTAAAACACTTTGTAGAGTCTTCGACAATAAATTTATGCATTAAAGATTGCACCATAGTACGCATGCGAACTTTTAGAGGCTCTTTCCATACGGTTATGCGATTGCGATAATGGAATCCGTGTTTTTCATGTATTCTAATTATCTCATGTGGAAAGTCCCATAGATAACATCTGTTATCAAAAACATCCGTACAATGAACTGCAGTAATACGACCGGGCTTTGTTACTCTTGCAATTTCTTGTACTAGGAATTCGTACTGATCAAGGAACTGCTCGCGGCTTTCACAATTACTAAAATCATTCTCATGAGATGAGTAATTGTAAAGACCTGCGAACGGTGGAGAATAAACTGAAAGGTCTATGCTATCATTTGCCAAAGTTGGAAGTACATACATGCAGTCACTATTATAGATTGCATAATTATCGGTTATTACTTGATCTTTAATCATAAGAAGCTCGGTAGGGTAATTGGTTTATTAAATTCTTTGTTTTCTATTTTGAAGTCTTGGGATGTTTGCTTTGTTAGATTATCGAACATTTGTATAGCACGGTCTTTTTTTATCATAAGACTTTCCATAACTTTCGTCTGTCCATCTGATAAAATAAGATCTACAGTAACCGGTCTTTTTTGTCCGAATCTCCAAAAGCGTCGTATAGCTTGATAGTATTGCTCGTATGAATAAGTAGGAAAGTATGTCGTATGATTGCAGTGCTGCCAGTTAAGACCAAAAGCGGTAATAGATGTTTTTGTGATTAGTTTCTTGATATCACCAGCGCTGAATCCTAAAAGTATTTCCTCTTTCTTATCTATGTTCATATTGCCTTTGACTTCGACTGTACTCTTGTCGAGTTCTCCGATTAGATCGGCTTCATCGTTAAGATTAACCCAGTAAACAGAGCACTCATGATATTTTGCTTTCTCTACTGCTTTATGGCATCTCATTTCAAGAGTTGCTCTTACTTCGGCTTTGATTTCTTTGAATCCTGTAGCCGGCATAGCAAACATAGTATTTTGACCATCGATAGCGAGCGGATCAGTATTTTCTATAATTGTGATATTCTCGATAAGTTCGGGCAAAATATGACGCTCATCACTGAATCCAAAGTCTGAAGGCTTGCGCATCGATATTGACCATGATGCTATCCATCTCCAAAAGTCCTGCTCTGCATGAGCTTTGAGGTACCACTCTTCGCCCTGCCTTGCTTTGCTTATTTGCGATAACTTGGCTACATTGTTTTGGTTGTTTTTGAAAAACTTAGAAAGCATATCCATATAGCCAAGATATCCAAGAGCTTCGGAACTCGTGCCTAATTCTATGTAATCGTTAGGGCTTGGAGTCGCGGTGAATAGGAATCGATACTTGACTTTTTTTAAGAATGAAGTGATAGCATTTTTAGTAGCTCCTTCAAAGTTTTTTAAGATAGAGCTTTCATCTAGGATAACACACTCGAAGTCCTTTGAGTTGAAGTTTTCCAAGCGCTCGTAATTACATACGACTATCTTAGTTTTGAAACTTCCATCTTTGCTATATTCGATGTCATCGATACCAAACTTTTCAGCCTCTTTAATAAATTGAAAAGCGACTGCAAGCGGTGTAATAATCAATACCGGATTATTTGTTTTTCTTGCATAATTCACGGCTATTGTAAGCTCTAAAATAGTCTTTCCTAATCCTGTATCTAAGAATACCGCGCATCTTCCTTTTTTAATCGCATATTCGGCTACATACTTTTGATAGTCAAACATATCATCAGGTAAAAACGAGGTCTCTATGCCATAATCTATCGAGCTATGTTTTTTGCTCTCAAGAAACTCCTTATAAGTCATCTCATCACTCCGTATAATTCTTTCATACATTCAAGCACTTTGCCGACTTGGAACTTTTTTTCTCTGCAACTTTTAACTGCATTTGTTACTATATCGCGCTCTATGTCGAATAGATATGCGGTATCGCGGGTACTTATGTCGTAGGTATATCGCATGATAATACATCCTGCGGTAAAGAAATACTTTTCAAGGCTATACGGCTTCATCGCCATTTCATAGATGCTCATATCGCACCTATTTTCCATGTATCGCTTGAGCTTCATTGCAAAGTCTTTGTTATCCATCTTAGGAATACCATTATTAAAGTCCATGCCGTGCGATAAAAGAATAGCTTTCTCTTCATCGTGAAAAACTGCTTTGATTGGTATTGTTTTGTTCATCTTATAGTCGACAAAGCGCCCAGCTACCTTGCCTTTACCTTTTGGCTTCTTACCGAATAGCTGATTCCGCTCTGCTTTAAGCGCGTCCGATAGTTTTACGCGTCGTAGTGTTACGGGTCTTCCGTGTTCGCCGTCCATATCGGCTACATGTTTGTATAGTGATCCGATTGCGTGCAGGCTCATGCGGTTACTCCTTGGAATAGTTGTAGAGCGGGTTCTTCTTGAAGCCCTCGAATCGTGATATACTCATGTAAATAGTAAATCATGTCGAATACCTTAGCATCATTAAAGGCGGGGCGCGCAAAAGTGAACTCTTGATAGTTCTTGAAGTTATCGGCCTCGACATCTTGGAACTCGAATACTTTATAGGTTACGAATTTCGCGCCGAATAGCTCGCAGTACACTCGCCATTGCATTGAATCTGCATAGGCATCGTAGGTGATGGGGCTATACTTGGTTTTGATTTCCACCACATCGAGTCCGAGTAGTTGGTCGGCTACACCGGTTACGGATATATCACCGTATTTCGTGCGATATTGGCGGCGAACTTTGTACTCGAATACTCGCGAGCGATAATCCATGCAATTACGGGCATTTAGAATACAGTCAGTGCTGAACTTGCCTTCGAACTCCATAGGGTAATCGGTCTGCATCATCTCGTGAAACTCTATCCCCCTTTGCATCATCTCGTTAGGGGGATCAAGTCTCAAAAGTGAGCGCTCAAACTGTTCGACTGTAATCTTGCCATCAAGAAAGCGGCGGTAAGATTCGAGCTGGGTGGCACTAATTTTGATCATTTGCTATTCAACTCCTTTAATGCTAAAAGAAGGATATCTAAATCGGCAAAATAAAGACGATAGTCATAGTTATCATTTTCACGCAAAGATATTTCTATGTAATTTGGTTTGTCTTCTGATGTATAATCAGTTGCATATTTTAATGTTTTTATAAGAGATATGTCTAACCAAATATCATCGCTATTATCTAACCATGTATTTTGATAAGTAAGCTGACTATAGTCCAAATATTCTCTTTGACATTTCAAAAACCATCCTTTTATCTCAATCATTATCGCCTCCATATACCAACCTATAATACGCTTCGGGTGTGCAGGCTTCTTTTAGTTTTGCACCCGCTTCGAATGCTTTGATAATTTGCTCGCGTTCCTTTGCAATAAGGTCAATCGTTTGAAATCTTATTTGCGATATGACCTCGCCTGGTGTCAGAGTCACTGAAGCTTCATAATATGCGAAGTCAAGTGATTGCCGTAGGGTCTGCATTGCGGTTTTAATCATGGTCGCCTCCGTAGGTTTGTTTGTAATATTGCTCGCCTTTGTTTAATAAATTGCCAAATTCTGAAGCTTCGTAACCAATATCAAACGCATCCTCAATTTGTTCTTTTCCCATTTGCTCGGCTTCGTTACTCAATGATAGCGTCAAAGGTTTGCCTTCTAATAATCTACAAATTAACCACTGCACCGCTGTTTGCTTACTCATAACAAACTCCAAATAAAATAAAATAAACCAACCCAAAAGCCAATGATTGCACAGGCAAAAATAAACTTGAATGTAAAATATCCAATCTTGTCAAACCAATACTCAAATGTTTGCTTACTCATGGTCGCCTCCATGAAGTTTGCTTTTTACATATCCAATTATTAAAGCTATCCAAAATAATGCGGAAAAACATTTTACAATTGTTTCAAACATCTTCGCCTCCTTAAAATATTCTTATTGCAATAAGCCTTTGTAAATTTGCCTTATCAATTTCCAAAAAATTACATTTTATGTTATAGTGCTCCATCATCTCAATATCTTTCTGTAATTTTTTAGTAATTGGTACAAGTCTGGTAATTATATCGTTAAATTCTTTCGATGATTCCAAATAAGAATCTATTGTTTCTCTTGCTTGTTCTTGCGTTGGTCGCTTACTCATGGTCGCCTCCGTATGGTAATTCACCATGATAGAGTCTGTAATAATCATATCCGGTCACATCCATTGCCCTACGCTCCCATGCTTTTGCAATTTGCTCGCATTCCTTTATCTTCGCATGTGCAAACATGCTATCGATTTTTTCTTTTTGTTTTCTTTCAAAAACAAATCCATATTCAAACATATGTTCCAACCACTCTACTGCTGTTTGTTGCTTACTCATCGATATACTCCTGATACGGGTCTCTTAAATTGCGAATCTTAACAAGCTCGCGTTTGTGTATTGTCATTCTTGCTATGCTTACCATCTCTTTCTCAAAGCGATCATAAGCCCACTCTCTGACATCCTCTTCGGATAGCGAGTAGTCTAGGAGCACATCGTCCTCGTCGAATGCGCCCCAGACTTCGAAGGGGTGACTCATTTCACCACCTCCTCAAACTTACCACTTTCTTTATTCCATTGCAAGCCGCGCTCTCCAAAGGTAGTCACTACGGAAGCCCAAACGGCGCGCTTTAAAGCATCCTCAAGCCCTGCTTTGCTGAGATCGGCTACAAACTTATTAGCATCCTTTACGGCTTTTGCCTTTTCAGTCCACTCGGATACGAGTGCAATGGCTTCTTCTTGCTCTTTGGAGCGCTTTGCAATCGCGGTCTTAGTGTGATTGATAATATCGCTTAATTGCGTAGTCATCTCGTGAAGGCTACCGATATACACGGGTGCAATCTCAGCGCAATTTTTAGCGGTTACGGTATCGGATAGGTCAAAGGTAAGCACGCGCTTGTTTGCAATCGTAGTATAATATCCGACAAGGTCGCATGATTGCATAAGTAGGTCGTAACTTGATCCTGGAATGAGAGGGCGCTTGATGCGAACATCGCCTTCCTCTTTCTCTTTTGCATGTGCAATGAAGATCACATTCTTACCGCTTAATTTGAGAGGCAAGAAAAACTCTTGGAATAAACGCTTAGTTTCGCCCCATAATTTGATACCATTGCGAAGTAGTGCGGGGTTCGACTTTACGAGGTATGCTTGCATGGCTTCAATTACCGTACCGGCAGTATCGATAATTATGCTATCGTGTTGAGCTATGAGCTTGTCAAGGTCAAGTTTGCTATCGATCACATCTTGCCATGAGTCAAACTGCAGGGCGTTCTTGCGATGCGAAGCGCGGTGCACTCCACGATCGAAGTCAAGAAGCAGTGGATTCGGCGCGGTGAATGATAGGGTAGTTTTCCCGATTCCCGGATCGCCGTAGAATAAGACATTGAGTCCTAAGACATTCATGTCATCTGTTGTTTGGATTAATCTCATCTCCATCTCCTAAGAGCTTTTTAAGCTCGCTATAATTTAGTAAATACATAGACTTTTGCCCGTATGCTATTTCTTTTATTTTGCGAAGTACGGGCGGCTTCGCGTTTCTTTCATCTGTTTCAGGTCTTCCGCGTGCTAGGTAGTGAAGGTATCGCATTGAGAGTCCGAAGATTTCCGCGGCTTCTCGGATAGTTAGCCATTCTCTCATCGAATAACCTCGCCGAGAGTGTATATCTCAAATTGAGTAATAAGCCATAATGCGAAGATCATGAATACCACGCCGTGCCATAGTTTGCCATTCTTCATATCTTGCCTCCGATATAGGTGATAATAGTTCCGACTGCTATGCCGAAGTTCACAAGTGCGAAGTTCTTTGCAACTACGATGAACTTATCACGATATGTGACCACTTCGAAGCCTTCGGGCGCGTTCTTTTGCGCCTCTTCTTTGGTTTTGTAGAGTCTGTAGAGTTTCATGCCGTACTCCGTTTGTTTGTGTGTTGTTGATTACGGTGCGAACTTACGAACAAAACAAAAGGAATGCAAACTTTTTTTTATTTATCGTGAAATTTTTATTTTTTCGGGTAGGTGCAAGCTCTGTAAGTGCTTGTATTCTCGTGGAGTTATAGCAAATAAAATAATTTCATGCACGGCGGTAAGTTCCGCGAGTGATATCACTTCTGATAGTGATTGCACGGCGCATCCATAAGCGGAGCCGCTCTTTTTGATTATTTTTATTTGATACATTCGACAAAGATAGGTATTTTTGCGATGCAATCTTAATTGCGATTGCACAAGTACAATATGGCTGCATGGGGTATGGCGATCTCGGGGAGGTCGCCTTTTTTATTTGCATTGAATAGAGAGTTTTACTATATTGCACTCAGCGGCCTATCATAGCCGCAGTTCGCCCCCCCCGGAATGACCCGCTTATCTAATAAGCGGGTTTTTCTTTGCATACTCTTCGCGTAAGCATTTAATAAAGAACTGAAGGCTTGCTACTTTACCTTGAAGCATTATCGCTTCATCTGCGAGCCGTACGGCTTCACCTACGGCCTTTGTGATGGGGAGCCGT